CTCATAATCATAATAAGATTTATTTTCTTTTGTGGTAGAAATTGTAATTTGATTGCCATCATTCAATGTTACATTACTTGATGAGACTGAAACATTTGCATATGTGTTAGCATCAACTTGAACTTTTTTCTCCAAATATTCGCCATTTTTTGTTGTCGTTCTGGTTTCAATTGAATAATAAGATTGTGTATTTTGTTGAGCCCAAACTAATCCAGTTTGGCCAGCTGACACATTTGCATTAGCTGTATACTTATCATCAATAAAAGATATCAATGTTCTATAATCAAAAGGCCAATCAAATTGTGGGTCAACAATATCATTCATTGCCAAAACAATCCAATGACGCTCTGGAGAATCATATATTTTAGATGCTATTATTTCTGGTGTATCACTTTCTTGAACATTATATTTTTCATAGATTGATGTGTTTTCTTTGAATGATTGTTCAAGCGTAAATCGTGATATGATGTTAGTAACAACATCAAGTCCATATGGTTTATTTTCTAAACTGTAATAGGCTTTAGGAAAATTATTAAAATATTTTGCCATATTATTTTATTACTACACCGTTTTCTTCGCCATATTTTCCTGGAATTGATGACGATTGTGGTTGTTTTGTAAAAGTTTTATTACTTGGTAATAAAGGACTGCCTTTAACAAGATATTCGGTTTCTGTGAATCCTAATGATAATCGTATAGCAACTGGCATACCAGTTCCACCAAGAGTAGTTTCTGACCTCAATGAAGAAGCTGTTTTTTCTGGAACCTCATAGGCAGCAAAACCTCCTGGTGCATAATCAGTATCTATACTTGTTAAAACACAAGTTGAAATTTTAGGAATGTTTGTGTTTACTTGGCCATTATAATGAAAAGATATATCAAATTCAGAAGGAGGATATAAAAACAAACCACCAGAATTTTGCACTAGTTCAGGAGCCTGATGAAATTTTAATAAGTTTATTATGTTTTGTACTTCTTCACCTTCTTTTTCGCTTCTTGGTGCCAGTATAAAATCAAACCTAAAACTTCTAAATTCTGGTGATGAATATAAAATTTCCATCATTGGATTTTCTGTTTTGCCACCGGTGCCAGCAGCAAATAAAACTTTACCAAAATCACCATATTTTTTTAAATATGAGTTAGCTACAAAAGGAGCAACACTATTTAATTGGTCACCAATCGTATCTAAAAATCCTCTACTGTTTTTAAAAGTATCTACAGCTGCTGAAATACCAGCAATTTTTGTGCTAGATGCATATATTTTAGGATATGATTGTGAATGATTAAACAATAAAGTATCGGGCATATACAAAGCAACAGTATCCGTTATTCTACGAATAGTTCTTATTCCAATATTTGGATCTATTTTTTCAGTTAATTTTCCAAGGCCAGTAACATATTTAACTACATCAGGAACAAGACCTAAAACGGTTGAAACTCCACTTATTGCATCAAAAGCTCCAGCTTGTGCCAATGTTCGTTGTCTATTTGCCTGTACTATAGGAAGGTCGCCTTGAACTTCTGTTCCGGGAAAAGAAGTATTAATTTGTTCATTAATGTTTATAAGTATGTAATGACCTTTATCAACTGCACCTAAATCACTTGGATATTTAAGTAGTGATTTTTCATAAGGAGACCCACCCAAAATGCTTATTCCATTACGAGCTTCTGTACCAAAACTGATACCACCGCCTAAAAGATTAAAAAGTGCCATTGAAATTCCTATGAAAGATTGCTAGATATTTATATGACATTCGGTAACAAAACATACAAAGGAAGGTTTAAACCTAACAATCCAAAGAAATACAATGGTGATGCCAATAACATCATCTATCGTTCTACATGGGAAGTGAGAGTTATGAAATGGTTGGATGAACATCCAAGCGTAATATGGTGGGCTTCTGAAGAGATACACATACCATATAAGTCACCGTTGGACAGCAAAATGCATCGTTATTTTCCAGACTTTATTGCCAAAATGAAACAAAAAGACGGGTCTGTAATGACTTATATCATTGAAGTTAAACCATTCAACCAAACTAAGATGCCGGTTCAGAAGAATAGAACCAAGAAGTATCTGCGTGAAGCTGCAACTTATCTGGTCAACCAAGAGAAGTGGAAAGCAGCCGACATCTTCTGCCAAGAACATGGTTGGAAATTTATGATTATGACGGAGAAGGAATTAGGTATTTAATTGAAAGCGGACACCGATACTTATAAGAAAATCCATTATTTTATAGGTAATTATGGAATGAATATTAGTGATATAAATAAACAATGGCATATTTAATAGAGAGAATCAAAGAACAATTAGGTAAATCGGGATATCAACCGAGAACTACTGCCGCAAGAGATTGGCTTAGGTCTAAGATACAAGACTTGAAACCTACACGCCAAACACTCCTAAGCGACAAGGAACGACTTAAAAATAGTACAATGATTGGTCGTATGTATTTCTATTTTTATGACCCCAAATTGAAAGATGAGTTGCCATATTACGATAGGTTCCCATTGGTTATACCAATAGAACGATACCAAGATGGTTTTTTAGGGTTGAATTTGCATTACATAAGCCCAAAGCAACGCATCAATCTTTTAGATGCATTAAGTGAGTATGCATCAAATTCAAATTATGATGAGACAACAAGACTTCGGTTAACATGGAGAAAATTGCAATCTGTGGGTGCAGCCTTCAAGGCTAAACCTTGCATTAAAAAATATCTCTTTAAACATGTTGATAGTAGATTTCTTGAGATAACGGCAGACGAATGGGATATTGCAGCACTATTACCATTCCAAGACTTTAGAGGCGCATCTGCAAATAAAGTATACAACGACTCTAGGAATAAAACTTAATGACTTTTTCTCCACAATTATTTTTATCTAACATTAAAGCAAAAGATGGATTAGCTAGACCAGCTAGATTTGAAGTTGTGCTTCCAATACCACCTTATATTAATAGATTTATTACACAATCTCTTATTGAAAAAATAACAAATTTACCAAATACTCTAATTACTAATATTGCAGATTCTATAAATGAAGCTTTAGGTAAAAATGACGGCCAAGACGCACAAACAAAAACCTCAAATGCCTCAATCAGCAGATACCTTGCACTTCAATGTGAAGCTGCAGAACTTCCTGGTAAAACAATATTAACACAAGATGCTAAAGTTTATGGACCTGGTTTTAAAGTTCCATATCAAACACAATATGGTGATACCACTTTAACCTTTCTTTGTACAAATGAATTTAACGAAAGAAAGTTGTTTGACCGTTGGATGGAAGCAATTATGCCTACTGACACAAATAATTTAAGATTTCCAAAAGGCGAAAAAAGTAGATATCTAACTAATATAAAAATTATCCAGTATGATGATTTTATTAAAAGAATTTTTGCTGTTGAATTGATAGATGCTTTTCCAATTGGAATAGCACCACAAGCATTAAATTGGTCGGAAGATAATTTTCATAGATTATCAGTTCAATTTGCTTATCAAAGATATAATGTGATTTATGAAGGAAGTTATGACCTTGTTGCAGCTGCAACCGAATACTTTGGTGCTAAAGGTGCAAGAATATTTGATAAAGCTGGCCAACAAGTAAATAATAGTATAGGGAATGTTTTGAATAGAATATTTTAATTTGATGGAGATAAAGTATGTTACCGAAAATTGATGTGCCCGTTTTTAGTATTAATTTAATATCAAGCGGCAAAGAAGTTAAGTTTAGACCATTTACGGTCAAAGAAGAAAAATTGTTTTTAATGGCTAGTGAAAGTCAAGAGTTTAAAACAATTATTGATACGACAAAACAGGTTCTGAATAATTGTATTATTTCAGATATTGATGTTGATAAGTTACCTATATTTGATATTGAATATTTGTTTTTAAATATTCGTGCAAGGTCGGTAAGTGAGATTATTAATTTAAGTTATAAATGTAATAATGATATCAAAAATGAAGAAGATGAGGAAACTCACAAGTGTGCGAATGTTGTACAAATTGATTTAAATGTTTTAGATATTAAACCTAAAACTGATAAGAAGCCGGAAACAAAAATTGAAATTACTGAAAAACTTGGTATAGTTATGAAGTATCCTAATTTCAATGCTCTTAGAAGTTATGATGGTGAAAATCAAAATGACATGGTTTTTAAATTAACAATTGATTGTATTGAATACATTTATGACGGTGACCAAATTTATTATGCTAAAGATGCAACAGAAGAAGAGTTGGTTGAATTTATTGAAGGTATGCAATCAAAAGATTTGGAAAAGATTAAAAACTTTTTTGATAATATGCCAAAGATTTCAAAAGATGTGGATTTTAAGTGTAACAAATGTGGATATGAAGAGAATATTACAATTGAAGGACTAGAAAGTTTTTTCGTCTAAGTTTTGGTTATGAAAACCTAGGGAATCTCTATCAAACTAATTTTGCATTAATGCAACATCACAAATATAGTTTGACTGAACTTGAGAATATGATTCCTTGGGAAAGAGAAGTTTATGTTGGTTTATTAATGAGATATCTTGAAGAAGAAAAAGAAAAAATGCAAACAAGAAGGTAATAACAAATGGCTACTAGCAGACTTGCAAACATATTACAACAAGAATACAAGACAAAAGGCTTGATTGGCGGTGCAGCTTCAGCTGTTTCCGGCCGTTTAAGAGAAAAGTTGGATATACGCAACGCACTTTTTAGTGGCGGCGGAATCGGTTCAATTCTTGGAACAAAAATATTTGGTAAAGGTTATTCTGCTACAAGAAAAAATGATGCATCTGCTTCAACATCACCTGATGCACTCGGATCAGGTTCATCTTCCATACTTCAAGATATCAACACCAACAGTAAAATAACTGCAAAAAATTCTATGGCATTGCCTTCAATGGCAAAGCAAATGAATATCATGCAAAAAAATATTGCCAAGTTGGTTACAACATTTGGAGGAAAACCTTCAACGAAAGCTGATTCGTTTTTTTCAAATTCTAATTTTAGAGAAAACCAATATGAATCTCAATTTAAAGCAGGAGATAAACAACCA